CTAATACGTATCCAGCAGGTTCTATCGGTAATTTCCTAGATCCGTTTTTTGGCGTTGCTGATGCTGTTTTTGAAGTCACCACGGAAGCCAGCGCAGGGCTTCAGCGCGGCATTTCTGTTGAGCATTATGCGGATGACGTAGGCAGCTATGGCGTTGACATTCATCAATACCAAGGCGCGAAAAGTGCTTTCGTAGTCCACTGCTATTCGGACGAAAACGGCGCTCCCGCAGGCTCTGTCGCTGCACAGATTGACCACACTCGTTCTGGCTCCATCCTTACGCTTAAAAATGCACGGAACGCCGTAACATCGCCTGGCACAACTGGCACTGCGTCCTTCCTGCAAATGATCGGCTATCCCGATACTTCGGTATCCTTGGCAACACCGCCGGTCACATTGGCGCAGTGGAACTATCAGAACGTTTTGCTTTGCCCTGAAGTAAACTGGCCATTCACGGTCACTGGCTACGGCACAGTAATCAACAGCTTTTCCGGAGGCACGGGCCTAACAGTAAACCATTTGACGCCAGCAACCTACGGCTTGACGGTAAATGGCAAGCAATATGGCGCGGCCATCACTGTAGATAGCAATGGCGGCTCTGGGCTGTTTATCGCCAAAACTTCGACTGGCCTAGGCAGCGGTTTGGTGATCCAAAATGAAGGCACCGGCAGTTCCATTGTCGGTATTTCTGGCGGGTCGACAAAATACTACCTTACCAAAGACGGTGACTTTTACGTTAACAGCGCGAAAGTTCTGGGAGCGCAAGGCGCGGCTATTACAAACGGCGCTTACGCCGCTGGCGGTACACCCACAAAAGCAGAGTTTGATGCTTTAGTGAACGTCGTTAACGCTATCCTTGCGCGAATGCGCGCAGGAACGCCTAGCATCGCTACATAAGGATAGATCATGTCTTTAACCAAAGTTACCTATTCCATGATCGAAGGCGCAGCGGCCAACGTGCTGGATTTTGGCGCTGATCCGACTGGTATTGCGAACAGCACGACAGCGATTCAAGCAGCGATAGACACAAATGCACGCGACGTTTATCTCCCAGAGGGAAATTATATTTGTGGCAATCTGTCGTTTAATAATGATTATCAAAGGTTCTATGGCCCCGGCGCAATCATAACCCGAAGTGGCAATGGTGTGACGTTCACCGTTTCTGCGCGTGCGGTTTATTTCTACGCTATCCGATTTGAAGGTGGCGGATTTACAGGCGACAACCTGACCGTGACTGGGCCGGAAGCCATGTTTATTGGCTGTATCTCAAAAGGCACGTCCGGCCGCGCTATAAAGTTTGCAAACGATGGCGGCAACGCGCTGCTTCTTGGCGGCATCTATACAACCAGCGACGGAACTGCATCGGGCTATGACGTTGAGTTTTTCGACACTACGCCCGGCACATCTTTATATTCCAAAGTTATCGGTATCTCCACCAATCAAGCAACTGGCGGCATCCTTATAAATGGGCAGGCGGCTGTAAGGGTTACTGACGGTCAGATCGGCAAGTTGACCGTTTCTTCTGGCAGTGGGTTCTTCATTAATAACCGCGTTGTCGGTGCTACGTCGATCCAATCCTCTATAAACCTGTTTGATAACAACAGCTTTGCCGCGAACATTACGTTCGGCACCGCGGCTGCGTCGAACATAAGCCAGATCACGTTTGGCCCGACCAACGTGGCTCAATCAGGCATAACGCTGACTATCAACAACAACGTCTTGGATAGCTCGTTCCATCTTGGCCAGTTGACCGGCGTTACGCTGGCGATCAACGGCAACAACAACGATATATGGCATAACGAACTTCCCTATACGCCGACCCTTGTTGGCACTGGCAGCCCGTCTTTGGGCAATGGCACATTGAATGGCCGCGTCTCGCGCAACGGCCGTGAATGGGTCGCACGCGTTGAATTGACCATCGGTTCCACGACTTCTTTGGGCAGCGCCTTTGACGTAACTGCACCGCACAAGGCGAAGTACCGCACGCAGGGAAGCGCACTGCTTACAGATAGCGGAACTGGGCAATATATGGGCGTGGCTGATATAGCGTCAGGATCATCGACCGTAAAAGTTTTCGCTGGCAACGCACCCATCGGCGGATCTTTGACGCCGACAACGCCATTTACATGGGCGACTAATGACACGCTGGCGCTGACGATTACTGGTCAGTACACAGCTTAAAATTGCCAGACTGAATTAAAATTAGGTGATTGCCGTGACTGAATCGAGTGTTTTGACTGTCAAAATAGATATGTTGCACAGTGACGTGGTTGATATGAAAACAGCACTGAACGAATTATCGAAGGCAATCACCAAGCTGGCGCTCGTTGAAGAACGTCAGGCACAGACCGCCGACGCGATGGAGCGTGCATTCAAAGCTATCGGCAAGGTTGAGGATCGGCTTTCCGCATTGGAATTGACAGCGCCTAAGACGAAAGAAACCAGTGCTTGGGTTGATAGATTCATCCTCGCTGCAATCGTTGCTGTCATGGGCTTCGCTGGGACACGATTGGGCTTGTTATGAGCATAACACTAGGCAGCAGATCGCTTATGCGCCTGGAGGGCGTCCACGCTGATCTGGTGCGCGTTGTAAAGCGTGCGGCTGCAATGTCGGATCTCGACTTCACCGTATTGGAAGGTCTGCGCACGGAAGCCCGTCAACGCCAGCTAATGAAGCAAGGCGCAACCAAGACACTCAACTCTCGACACTTGACCGGACACGCTGTCGATCTAGCGCCCATGCTCGATGGCAAAGTATCTTGGGACTGGCCGCTCTATCATCGGTTAGCCAAGATTGTGAAGGCTGCTGCTGCGGCTGAAAACGTCCCGCTGCAATGGGGGGGCGACTGGCGAACTTTCAAGGATGGTCCACATTGGGAACTGCCTTGGAAGCAATACCCGAAAGGAAAATGATATGACTTTTGTACATTGGCTTTTGAGCCGTCTCAAAGAACCAAGTACCTATGCAGGCTTTTCAGCCCTTGCGCTGGCTTTTGGCCTGTCTGACGCACAGTGGGCGGCTGTCTCCACGGCGGTTGCTGGTCTGGCAGGTGTCGCCGCTGTGTTCCTTTCCGAGCAGAAGCCTGCAGAATGATTAGATTCCTGACGGCGTTGCTGGCTGTGATCGACAAGGTTTTTGCCTTCTTCAATCAACAGCATTGGAAGCAGCAGGGCCGTCAGGAAACCATCAAGGAAGTGAACGATGCTATCAATCGCCAGATCGAATTGGGTGAAGCTGCCGTCAATGTTCCTGATCCTGAGCGCGATGAACGGTTGCGTAACCGATTTGACCGATCCCGCACCGATCAATAGCTATTGCGAGATAGCCAAACCGATCAGCTACGATAGCACGAAAGACACGGCTGAAACGATAAAGCTAATCGAGCAACATAACAGCAAGTTCGTTTGTATTTGCGAGAATGATTGCCCAGGCTGATATTCATTTCCCGAAGCCTTCTTCCCAAAGCTCAATCGCTCGGACGGCAATACTTTCAATGTCCGCATGGTCGATTACGAATCCTGCGTTGCGCACTGTCTCCTGCGCACAAAGCAGCTTGCGATCCACTGGTGGTTTCTCATGTTTTGCTATCATGTCGCAGAGAGCGCGGTATGTGCCACCATCGCCGTATGCTTCTCGCAGAACTTGAGTTGTGTAGGCATCCCATCCGCCGCGCCTCGCAGCTTCGAGCAGAACCCAGTCGGGTGGTGTTTCTATGGTCATGGTTGCTTCTCCATTGATCGCCGCATCAATTCAGCCCTGGCACTATTGGCGCGGTTTATGCTCAAATAATTGTCCCACGCTGGATTGAGGGTTTGCAGCCAGCGGCGGTGTTGGTGGCAATATCGCCAAAGCTGACGCAAGGTGGCTCTCTTTGCTTCACCCTGCTGCATGGGTGGCCAAATGTGAACATGGCGAAACTGCCACGCGCTAATAGCTTTTCCCTGATTCATGTCGGCTGGCCTTCATTCAACAAGCCACGCAATTGGCATTCCCGACGAAGATGCACGGGTGAAACCGCCCAAAGCCCCGCAGAATCGCCCCAGAGACGGCACAGGGCGCGTAAAACGTTGTCGCTGTCTCTGACTGCCTGTTGACGCCGATCATGCTCCAGAAGGGCTTCAGCGGCGTTTTTGAGAATATCTATCTCAGCCATTGCTTTTCTCCTGCACGGCCCGTTCAAGCATGATGTGGATCTGGGCGCTTACTGAACGCATGTCCGCCTTCGCCATCTCGGTAATTTTAGCACGAAGATCGCTGGACATTCTGACGGTGACATATTCTTTTTTCATGATTGATCCTTAAAAATTCCAAGGCGTAGCGCCCAATGATTGCGCGACTTTACGGGCTTCGCGTTTGCCCAAGACTTCATAGCTTTCGAGATATGTGCGCTGACCATTGGTGATCCGCGCAATGTCGAGAATATCCGCACCAGATTTGCGGCCTTTGGTAAAGTTTGCAGTGAGCATTATTTGCCTCCCTTGAAAAGTTCGTCATAAACTACGACCGACATGCAGAGGATGATTCCCAGCAGGATAAAAGCTTCAAGCGGCATTTGCGTTCTCCTTGTTTCTATGTGGGCAGAATAATCACACATCCACACATGGTCAAGAGAATAATTCGCACAAAATAATTATTTTACATTCAGGTCAATCGTTCGCTGTGATTTGTCCGACCAGCGCACGCCATGTTTCGCGCCATATTGGAATAGAAGCTCGATCAGCCCAGTGAACTGCGACTTCGACAGCGTGCTGGATCGCTGGCCCACTGGAAACATTCCAGCGCCTTCAAGTTCCGGCAGAAAGCGCATCTCCTGGCCTAAAGCGTGCAGGAAGCGTAATTTCATATCATCGGCTGAGAATGTGGCTGTCTCTGGAACCTGCGCCTGTATATCCGCGATCAAGGGCCACATAAGGCGATTCTGTTCTTGCGTGCGGGTTTCTTCGCCTATCGCCATGACATAGCCTTGTGGAGCCTGATAGATAAGACTGGCGGCTCGATCTCGGTGCGCCTTCGATACCAGCTTGATCGTGCGCTTATTCATCACGCGCCCTTTCCAACTCACTCCGCTTCGGGCTGGCTTTGACAAATGCCCGTGCAAGTTCTTTCATGTCGATGCCGTGCTTTGTCTCGAAAGACTGCTCACCGATCCTATGCTGTTCGGAATGACAATCGCGGCAAAGGCTGATCGTCCAATAATCGCCAGGCTTTAACCCCATCCCCCCGTTCGTTCCCGTTCTGACGTGCGCAACCTCGATATGATCATAGGTCTGACACACGCAGCAGGCATGGGAGCGAACGAACTTGCAATGCGCTGGCGATACGAACCGCTTGGGACGCTTTGCAGCTTGTGGGCGACGGGGTGGCAGCATCTTAAAGACCCAGTGCGTCTTTATAGGTTTCGAGAACGGCTTCCCATTCCTGGCGAACATGGGTTTCCATGCGGCGCAGCTTTACGATCTGACGCATAACCTTCACGTCAAAGCCGCTTGATTTGGCTTCGGAATAAACATCCTTAATGTCTTCCGACACTCCGCGCTTTTCCTCCTCAAGACGCTCGATGCGCTCCAGAAGCAATCGGAGCATGTCTGCTGATACGTTCATTAGAAAATCTCCATTTCAAGATTGGGTGTTGCACTGACGAACGGAACTGAATCGTCCAGATCGTCGGCATAGCCTGCGGTAGTTGGTTGTTGTGGTTGGCTGTCACTGCCAGCACCTGATCGGCTTTGCGGATCGACGGTCTGTGCATTGATTTGCAGGTAAGTCTTGCCGTTATGCTCACGGGTGGACAATTCACCTATCACGGTGATCTTGGTTCCCTTTAAAACCATCTCTGCCAGCTTGGGGCTAGAGTTCCATTTAGTCACATCGAACCAGAGCGTTTCCTTCTTATCGCCCCAGCCCACTGATGCGCCAACCGAGAAACTGACAAAGCCTTTTCCGCTTTGCCCTTCCTTATAGACCGCATCTTTGCCGACATTGCCGACGATGGTTGTAATAACTGTCACGCTTCGTTCCTTTCTGCATTGCGCTTTTCCCGTTTCTGTCGAGCGATAAGGCTGGTGCATTTCGGATTGGTCGCGCCGAGCATTAGCCCCCTGCCATTGTAAAACTTTCTACGAGCCATATTGCCAGTCGCTGACCGATATTGCTGACGCTGAATGCGTCTTACCAAACTGCTCATTATGTCACCTTTCTATAAATGGCTTCTAGTTCTGCGACGGTTGCCGCAATCTCATCAAGGAATCCAATCGCGGCGCTTTCAATTTCCGCGATCAAGTCATTGTCCCGATCAACCCGCTGAATGTGCAATTGCATTTCAACCGGCATTCGCGGATCAAAGCTAACGAAGTCGCACCAATCTCTTTCGGTGCAGGCCATCTGCCACTGCATCTGCTTGATGTATTTGTCGGGGATCTCGCCGCCGCGCAGTGTGGTGATGTGCGTTGCGGTATTCGGACACTTTATCTCGACCAGACCATCATCGCCCACAAAGCCATCAGGAGACGCGCCAGACCATGCCAGGCGGGGATGCAGAACGAATGGGGCTTCGATAACCTCAACATCCTGCATAAAGCCATAGGCGGCTCTAGCGGCTGCTTCTGTGTCTATGCCATGCTGCATCGCTGCGCTTGTGAATCCAGATTCCGCAACACCTGTCAGGCGCTCTGCAATAAGCTGGGCAGCATAGTTTGCCCTAGACGCGCCCCAGCCTTTCTGGGTGCGCGCCATCATATCGGCAATGCGTGAAGCTGTGAGATGGCCACAGCGTTGTGCGAACCATTCGGTTGTGCGCTGCTCGATCATTCTTTTTCCCCCTTGGCTGCAAGTTTGGCGTGCAGGCTTTTCTCTGCATGGGCGAATTTGTTTGCAGGCAATTCCGGCAGAGATTCGATCCCATAATATTTGCAGAATGCCACGATGTTTGACCCGCTGGCTTCGATCAGCGTGCGCAGCGTATCGCATTGCGTCTGGTTGATCGGTTCGTCGTGCTTAACCTGTTTAACGGCAGCATTTCCATCATCATCTTCGGGCGCGATCCCGAAAGCAGCCATCAAGCCATAACGGCGGCAATATGTAAGGGCGCTACCGAAGCCGTGAGCGTCTTGCTTTGATGCGCGGATAAAGCATTTTCCGCCGCTCTTTTCCTCTCCGCTTATATGCAGATAAAAGGTTTCAACGCAGGCCCCTAGTTCATGCTCAATCGTTTCTTGGCGATACCAGAGACCGTGCTTTACAATAGGGCGGATCGCTTCGATCACGTTGCCAAGGTCGGCATATTTTGACCGAAACGCTGGGTTGTTTTTATCCTTCGAAGCACTGTCAACTTCGGGAAGTGCCTTAGCCAAAGCGGTTATAATCTCTTTCATATTAAAGCCTCCTGTTCTGCTTTCCATTCATTCCATTCTTGCTGCGTAAAGCTATCGGCCTGATCAAGTGATTCCCAATCATCGCCGTAGCGGCTGCGCATCTCTGCATCCCATGCTTCGCTGCTGGCGTTCAGGTAAAAGTCTATGCTGATCGGCTCGGCAGGCCATACCGTAATCAGGTCAACGCTTTCCAGCACGCGGGTAAATTGTGAAAGGCCGCCGTTCATGACTGCGCCCCGAAAGCTTTGTTGATGCGCTCGATGCGCTCGGCAAGTTCTGCTGACATTGGCCGCGCCTTAAGACGCTCGATCAATGCGCGCTCTTCGTCGCTGGTCTCTGGGTTGTCAAAGTGCGGGTAAATGACTTTTTGCATTTTTGCCTCCGTTGTTGTTGCCCCCACTTTACGCACATTTTTCAGTGCTGCAAGCGTTATCTGTTGCATCATGCAAATAAAGTGCTTGATTGATG